GACTTAGCCCTGTGCAATACAGAACTAAATCCTTTCACTAATATGTCGTGTCCAACTTTTGGGGGTCAGTACAGTCTTTAATAAGCATATTTATGATAAATTATATGACTATGACACTTTTACAGAGGTCCATTACGGCGGAGCATCGTCTGGTAAATCTCATGGAGTTATTCAAAAAGTAGTATTAAAAGCATGCCAAGACTGGAAGCACCCTAGAAAGGTGCTTTTTTTACGCAAAGTTGGTGCAACTGTTTATGACTCAATATTCGAAGATGTGAAACAGTGTCTTGAGTTATGGGGTCTACTAGACAAGTGTAAGGTTAATAATTCAGCATATAGGATTGAGCTGCCAAATGGGGCGACATTTATTTTTAAAGGCCTAGACAACCCTGAGAAAATCAAGTCAATTAAAGGCGTGTCAGATGTCGTTATGGAAGAGGCTAGCGAGTTTACGCTTGATGATTATACTCAGCTAACTCTTCGTCTGCGTGATCGTAAACATTTAAAGAAACAAATTTTTTTAATGTTTAACCCGGTATCAAAAGTAAACTGGGTTTATAAAGCCTTCTTCGTTAAGACACCTAAGAATACAGTTGTCTATCAAACAACTTATAAAGACAACCGTTTCTTAGATGATGTCACGAGAGAAAATATCGAGGAACTAGCCAATAGGAATGAAGCTTATTACAAAATATATGCCCTTGGCCAGTTTGCGACATTAGATAAGCTTATCTTCCCAAAATACGAAAAGAAAATATTAAATAAAGACAAATTATCACACTTGCCTTCTTTTTTTGGCTTGGACTATGGATTTATTAATGATCCATCGGCATTTTTGCATGTCAAAATTGATGATAACAATAAAAAACTTTACATCTTAGAGGAGTATGTGAGAAAAAATCTAACAAATGATAAGATAGCAAATGCTATAAAGGACCTCGGATATGCCAAAGAAGAGATTAGGGGAGACTCAGCAGAAAAGAAATCAAATCAAGAGCTTAGAAATTTAGGTATCCCAAGGATAATCGATGTTAAGAAAGGTCCGGGGTCTGTCATGCAAGGGATTCAGTATCTGCTGCAATATGACTGGATAGTTGATGAAAGATGTGTCAAGACCATTGAAGAGTTAGAAAATTATACCTGGAAAAAAGATAAAAAAACAAATGAGTATATTAACGACCCAGTCGATAGTTATAACCACTGCATTGACGCGATTAGGTATGCGACATCTAATCATTTCTTGACACTGGACAAAAAACAATCCAATAGCTTTAATATTTTCCGCAAAGCAGGTTTCGGACTCTAGAAAGGAGAACAATGTTATACACAGAAACGTTTAAAGACAGCACAGGTAATGCTAAATTACTTGAGTTTAGATTCCATCGTGAGTCTCGTATGAGGTATCAGACAAGCGATTTAAGCGGCCTTTTTGACGAAGGGTATAAACTATTGCTTGACTATATCAAACACCACGAAAGCAAGCAAAAACCACGCATACAGGAGCTTTTAGACTATGCTGAGGGTAATAATCATACAGTCTGCGAATCAGGCCGCAGACGAGAGGCTGATATGGCAGACAGTCGTGCTATACACAACTACGGTAAGTATATCTCGACCTTTAAGCAGGGCTATTTAGTTGGAAATCCTATCCGCGTGGAATATGAGGACAATGATGATGCTAAAAAACAATTGTTCAAGGAGCTGGCGGATAAAAATAACTTCCACCAACTTAACCGTAGACTTGTCAAGGATTTATCCAAGGTAGGCCGCGCCTATGAACTTATCTATCGCAGCATGGACGATAAGACAGAGGTTGTGCGATTAGATCCACGAGAAACCTTTATTATCTATCAAGCTGATGTTGGGCAAGCTAGCCTTGTGGGTGTGAGGTACTATAACAAGAGTCAGCTGGATAGAACAAAGAAAACAGTTGAGGTCTACACAGATAACGAGATCATTTACTTTGATTATGATGGGCAACTGACAGAGGTTGATAGGCGGCCACACATTTTTAAATCTGTACCTATCACAGAGTATCTCAATACGGACGATGGCCTTGGTGATTATGAGACGGAGTTGTCTTTAATTGACTTGTATGATGCAGCTCAATCAGACACAGCAAACTATATGCAAGATTTGTCAGATGCAATCTTGGCTATTATTGGTCGAGTATCGTTCCCGAGTTATGTAGACACCAAGGAAAAAGCCATTGAATATCTGCGTGCTATGCGCAAAGCTAGGTTGCTAAATTTAGAGCCACCAGTGGATACCGAAGGTAGAGAAGGTTCTGTAGATGCTAAGTATCTCTATAAGCAATATGATGTCAACGGCACAGAAGCTTATAAAGATAGGGTTGTGCAAGATATCCACAGATTTACCAACACACCAGATATGTCAGATAGCAAATTTGCAGGCACGCAATCTGGAGAGGCACTCAAGTGGAAAGTCTTTGGGCTTGACCAAGAGCGTGTAGACTTGCAAGCACTGTTTGAGCAATCTCTAAAACGTAGATATAAGCTTATCGCAAGAGTTAGTGAGCTGTTAAAAGAAATTGACGGATTTGACATTAGCAAACTTAAAATTACTTTTACCCCTAACTTACCAAAATCGCTACATGAAAAAATTGAAGCTTTTAAAGCACTTGGAGGGGAGTTGTCGCAAAAAACAACAATGTCTATTACAGATATTGTGGAAAATCCTGATAAAGAGATTGCTTCCATCAACGATGAGGCTAAAAATCGTAGTTTATTGGCGCAAAAGATGGAGTCAGAAGGTAGAATGACGGATAGGGAGTTAGCTCGTGACTACAATCATGAATAAGAGTAAATATTGGCGTGATCGTGTTAAAAAAGAAATGGACGCAAAAGAGGCAGATGATATCTCCCTTGAACAGTCCATGAAACAATTACACAATTATCATTTTAGAAATATCGAAAAAGAAATTGAGTCATTTTATCAACGTTACGCTGATAAAGAGAAAATAGACATCGCAGAAGCCCGTAAGAGAGTTTCTGAGCTTGACATTTCTGCTTACCAGAAGAAAGCTAAGGAACTTGTTGTAAAGGCTGAGAAGCTACGAAAAGAGGGTAAGACAGTAACGAGAGATGACTTTACCCACCAAGAAAATGCAGACATGGCCATCTACAATTTAGCGATGAAAACTAACGCTTTAGAATTGTTGCGCTTGAATATCGACTTGGAGATGCAGGAGCTCGCAAATGGCGAACATAAGCTAACCAAGACATTTCTTGACGAAGGATACCGCAAAGAGGTTGAGTTCCAAGCGGGATTGTTAGGACTGTCGGTTGCTAGCCAAGCAAGCGTGAAAGGGTTGGCTGACGCAGTTATTAACGCTAATTTCAAAGGCGCAAAATGGTCGGATAGCATTTGGGACAGACAAGATAAATTACGCAGCATTATATCCCAGAGCGTACAGAGTGCTATCTTAAAAGGTAAAAATGGTTTAACTATTGCAAGGGATATTAGACGAGAGTTTGATGTGTCAGTGTCTTATGCAAAGCGAATAGCAATCACTGAGCATGCAAGGGTGCAGATGGAAGTTAGTAGATTATCCATGGCGGAGAATGGCTTTGCTATGTTTGACATTATCCCAGAGCCTAAAGCATGTGATGTTTGTAAAGACATTGCTAAACAAGGTCCATATCACATGGATAAGTGGCGAACAGGGGAAAACACGCCGCCCATCCATCCTTATTGCAGGTGTGCAGTTGTTGGAGTGGAAGAAGAAAATAGTAGTAATCATGAATCACTTGATAAGCTTATTAAAACAGAGTATAATCAAAGTATGAAAGAGTCATCGACTTATGCTCGTAACGTTTTGTCGGCAGTGTCATTGATAGAGCCTCGAATTACATCGCAAATTAAGCATATTGTCAAGCAATCCAACGGTAATTTACAAGGACTTGATTTTAGATTAAAAAGTCTAGATTCTTTGGCCAGAAAGATCTCTACTGATAGCTTGTTGGACGATATTTCACCGGAAGAAGCCGCAAACAACATAAATGATGCATTACGCTATACAGCTGTATTTAAACCAGATAATTTTTTTGATGATTATCATAGCATGAAAAATGCATTGGTCAGAGATGGTTTTAAAATCGAAAAGGTGAAAAATACTTGGCTAGATGATGGTCCATATAACGGTGTTAATACTGTTGTATCAAAAGACAATGTCAAGTTTGAAATTCAATATCATACCCAAGAAAGCTTTGATTTAAAAAACGGGAAACTGCATGAATTATATGAGGAGAGAAGACTTCCTAATATAACACGAAAACGGAAGGCTGAACTAGACAAAATGATGTTTGAGCTTAGTAAATCTTTAACTAAACCTAACCAAATAGAAAGGGTGAATTGATATGATTACAAAATATTTTTTTATAAAAACCGAACACCCCAAAATTGTTAGATATTCTAATGGGTTAACAGAAGTTTATAACAGCGCAAAAGGCTGGGAAGAACAAGAAGCTTGGTACGATCGTCTATTCTTTAGCGATTTCAGTGATTTTGAAGAGGTTACAGAAAAAGAAGCTAAAATGTTTATTGCGGGATTGACAGCGGCATGAGTATTGTGGAGCTAGCTTTCAGAGTGGCTAAAAAAGCCCACCTTGGACAGGTTGATAAGGCCGGTGTCGACTATATTAAGCACCCTATAACTGTTGCAAGTTTTGTAAAAACTGATGAAGAAAAGGCAACGGCTTATCTTCATGATGTTATCGAAGATACAAGTTTGACTTTACTTGACTTGGAAGAGTATGATTTTCCTCGAAGTGTTATAGAGGCAGTTGATATACTGACAAAGAAAAAAGGACAGGATTATCAATCCTATCTAAACCTTGTTAAAACAAATAAACTTGCAAGAACTGTAAAATTAGCTGATTTAAAACACAATTCTGATTTATCTCGTCTCTCTGAAGTAACTAACAAAGATTTAAAACGCTATAAAAAATATCAAGAAGCTATCAAATATTTAAACAATTAAACAACAACAGACGGGCAACCGTCTTTTTTTGTACCCCAAAAACAGGAGGAAATGATGTTGAAAATAGTGAAATTTTTGAAATATGTTTGGATTTATAAGTGTAAACCTGTCAGTCCAAGTCTTTATGCATCGAGTCGGATTGAGTACTTCAAACCTCTTGGTTATTACTGGGAAAAAGCAACGATAGGAGAAAGCAATGAATAAACGAATCAAAAAGAAACGTAAACTAGAAACAGTAGTAGTGATGCTGGTTGCGGAAAATGCCTTGCAGGCTGAAGCGCTCATAAATCAAAACAAAGAAATCATGGAGCTAAAATCAATCGTTGAGCGAAACGCTCTGGCAACAAACGAAGAGTTAGCGACTGTTAAAGACACCGTTTTAGACAACCAATCAGTTATCAAGGCAATTGGTGACACGGTTGACTACATCAAGCAAAATTACAAACGTAAGTGGGGGAAGAAATGAAGTATCTCAAGAAAAAGTAATAGTAAGGAGTTATTTTGAAAGTCAAAGAGATAGCACAGGTGTTTAATGAATATTCGGATTTTTTTGTGGTACAAAACGGTAAATATCTACCTGGTGACAGAACTAGTTTTTTTCTAGATTGCGAATTGGAAATCAAAGAAATATCTATCGGAATTCCTGATTGCTTAATTATTGAAGTATAAAAAATTCAAAGTCGTAGCAATACGGCTTTTTATTGTGCCCTGAGCATGGCCTAAAAAGGCTCAAATTAATCACTAGCGTGGCTTGTGGATAAATACACCTAATAGAGACTAGAAAACATGAGGCGCCCGTTTTCGTGGCTCTGCAGTGTGTTTAAAAGCAAGACTAGCGTGGGAGGAAAAAATGAATAAAAAACTATTAGAAAAACTTTTTAAATGTGCTCCAGATACTGGCACAGGTTCAGGAGGAGCTTCTGATGCAGATAGCCAACAATCCGAAACAGATGGAGAACCATCTAGTGAAGACAGCTTTAAAGCTCCACAGTCGCAATCAGAGTTAGATAGCTATACGAATAAAGCAATCCAAAAGGCATTGGAAAATCAACGCAAAGATGAAGCTAAACGAATAGAAGAAGCTGTAAAAGCTGCTTTAGATAAAGAAAAAGACTACTCCAAGCTATCTGAAGAAGAACGTCAGCAGCGTGAATTTGAAGATAGTAAGAAAGCCTTTGAAGCTGAAAAAGCCAAGTTTGAACACGATAAACTTGTAGTCCAAGTCGAAAAGGATCTTATCGCAAAGGGATTGCCTTCTGAGTTTGCTGAATTGCTTGCTACAAAAGATGCAGAAAATGCGCTAGAGCAAGTCAAAACATTCGAAGCAGCATTTAAAAAAGCAGTAGCTGATGAAGTTAAAAAGACCGTACGACAACTTACTCCATCAACTGGGGCAGGTGCAATATCAACACAAACAAACTATGGGGCGAACTTGGCGAGTAAGATCGCACAACAAAGCACCACATTATTTTAGGAGGAAAAAAATGAATAAACGTAAAGTAACAACATCAAAAGAGATTCTCCACAATCTCGAATACGAAGCTATTACAGTCACTTTAGATTCAAGCACAGTTGGCAAAAAAGTTATTCCAGCCGGTACAGTTTTGGCCGGTGTATCGGATTCTGTTTTTAAAGATCGCAAACAAAAAGTAAAAACTGTGGCAAATCACGAGGTCAGCGGAGAGAGCAATATTTGTGGAATTTTGTTAACCGATGTTGATTTGACAGATGGTGATAAAGCAGGTGCTTGTGTTTATCGCGGTACTGTCAACGCAGATAAACTTGCTGATTCATCAATTGCAGAAAATTTTACGGAATTGGCGACAAAACTACCACATGTTGTCTTTATTAAGGGAGGTAAGTAAGCATGGCATTGATCCACGAAATTATCACATCGGAAAACATCAAAGGTTTTTATAATGCTAAAAATGAGAACATTGATAAAACGTTAGGGGAAAAAGCATTCCCACCAAAACAGCAATTAGGGCTTAAGCTATCCTTTATCAAGGGTGCGGCAGGAAAACCTGTGACACTTAAAGCGGCCGCTTTTGATACTAAAGTACCTCTACGTGACCGCATGGCAGTTGAGCTGCTTGACGAAGAAATGCCTTACTTTAAAGAGGCTATGCTTGTTAAAGAGGCAGACCGTCAAGAGCTTAACATTATATCTCAAACAAAAAATAGTGATCTTATTGACACAGTTTTAGCGGCAATTTATAACGATAAGGTAACGCTTATCGCAGGCGCTAAAGCACGTTTAGAAGCAATGCGTATGGAAGTGCTGTCTAAAGGTAAAATCCACGTCGCATCAAACGGTGTCATGAAAGACTTTGATTATGGACTAGACTCTTCGCAAACAACTAAGCCAAGTGTTAAATGGTCTGAGGCAGAGACCGCGACACCACTTAAAGACATTGAAGGTGCAATTGAAAAAATGGCAGAACGTGGCTTTGTGCCAGAAGCAATTATCATGAACTCTAAGACATTTAGTTTGATTAAAAACGCTAAATCAACTCTTAAAATCATCAAACCAATGGCACCAGATGGGGCAGCTGTTACCAAAGGTGATTTGACGACTTATATTGCTGATGAACTAGGACTCAAAATTTTGTTTAAAGATGGTATGTTCATTGGTGACGATGGCAAATCTCGTAAGTATTTCCCAGATGGCTTTGCAACTTTGGTACCTAACGGCAACCTTGGCTACACTGTGTTTGGCACTACTCCAGAGCAATCAGATCTCATGGGTGGGCACGCAACAGATGCAGATGTGTCGTTGGTTGAGACTGGTATTGCAATCACAACTACTAAGACAACTGATCCAGTAAATGTTCAAACCAAGGTATCTATGATTGCTTTGCCGTCATTCGAACGATTGGAAGAAGTGCAAATTATCGACTCCATTGACCAAGTATAAGGAGGGGGTTATGGCTGAAGTTATTAAAACTTTTAGGGATAAAGAAACCACTAACACTTACTACGTAGGAGACGATTACAACGGAGACCGCATTGATGAGTTGACAGCTAAAGGATACCTATCTGGTGATAAGGTTTCTGCTGCCGCTATAGAGATTGACCTTGACAAATTAAAGGTTGACGAAATTAGAGCAAAACTTGATGAGTTAGGCGTCGCTCATGACCCTAAACTAAAAAAGCCAGAATTATTAGAACTTTTGAAACAGTCAGCTAGCTAGGAGGTGTTTATGCAAAAGATAAACACAGATAGCATTATAGCTAACGTAAAACTCGATTTAGGTATTGATGACACCTTGCAAGACAGTTTGCTCAATATGTTGCTAAAACGTGTTACAGACCATTTTAAAGCGGAATACGGCGTTGATGATATAGACAACGCCTTTTCGTTTGTTTTGGAAGACTGTCTAATTGCTAGGTTTAATCGCAGAGGGTCAGAGAGGGCTAAGTCGGAAGAGGTAGAGGGTCATAAAACAACCTACTATGACTTTTTAAATGAGTTTGAGCCTTACGACAAAATGATTAAGTCCAACCTTAATTTGATTAAGGATAATTCTCGTAAAGGGGGATTGTACTTTTTATGAGATATGCAGATAGGATTACGTTTGTTAAGGCGACAGATGAACAATATGACCCTGATTTAGGTGAGTACACATATACCGAAGTCATGATCAAGACATTGCCTTGTTTTGTCATGGACTTAGGTATGGCTAAATCTGTGCAGATTTTCGGAGACTATCAAAAAACACGAAAAGTTGTTTATTTGCGCCAACCTTATACCGATTTGTTAGATCACTGTCTCTACAAAGGCAAAAAGTACAAGGTACAGGTGGATAAGCAATTTAATACTGTTTTTTATCTGGAGGGAGATGATTCTATTTGTAGCTGATATATCTTTAAAAGTAGTTGGAACGACAGGGCTAAAGAATAAACTTGAACTTATTGCCAAAAAAGAGGCTGTCAAGAAGATTGTTAGAGATAATGGAAAACAACTACACAGGAAAATGGTCCAAAAGGCAGTATTTACCAAAGGTCATTCCACTGGTGCTACCAGAATATCCATCACAATGCAGATTGGTGATGATGGTTTTAGTGTTACAGTAAAACCTGGCACGCATTATGCAGGTTATTTAGAAAAAGGCACTCGCTTTATGAGTAAGCAACCTTTTGTGTTGCCAGCTCTAAAAGAGCAAAAAGTAAAATTCAGAAAAGATTTGGAGGCGCTTGTCAAATGATTAAAACTAGAGATCAATCTATTTTTGACGAGATGTTTAAGCGTATTCAGTCTTTAGGTTTTAAAGTTTATGATTACAAACCGATGACTGAGGTTCCTTATCCGTTTGTGGAAATGGAATCTACTGATGCAGAATATATTCCAAATAAAGATGACATTAAAGGCTCTGTTGACCTCGTACTGTCTGTTTGGGGATTGCAAAAAAAACGAAAGCAGGTGTCTGATATGGCATCTGCTATTTTTTCACAAGCTATGTCAGTGGCTAGTTCTGACAGCTTTTACTGGTCGTTAAATATTCGTCAATCATCTATCCAAGTGTTAGATGACACAACAACAGTGACACCTCTCAAGAGAGCGATTGTCACATTAAGATTTAATTTAAGATAGGAGGTCGCAATGCCAGGACCAAGTAGATTAGGATCCAAAGATGAAGACCACTCCACACAAGAAAGGAAGGAAAAAATGGCAGCGCAAGATCAAGTACAATTAGAAGCAAAACAAGGGATTCATGCAATCCTATTATTCCGTTTGTTAAAAGAAGCATCATCAGAAAAAGCAGCTAAACTCGCTTTTCAAACGGAACACGAAGTTGGTAAAAGTCGTGATGTCGACGGTCAAAAGACTAAAGATGGTATTATCCAGTCTGTCGGAGCTTTAGAATACGACTTTAAAGCAACATCTATTTTAGCCAAAGGTGACAAGTTAGCAGCAAAACTAGAAGAAGCCATGGAAAAAGGTGAGCTTGTTGAAATTTGGGATATTGATTCCGAAAAAGCAAGTGAAGAAGCTTGATAGCAAAGGTAAATATCCAGCTACCTATTACCAAGGTTACATTTCAAGTTTCGGCGCTAAGAAAAATGCAGAAGAAAATATTGAAATTGAAATGGAATTTGCCATTAATGGCGTTGGTCAAAAAGGATTTGCAACATTGACCGAAGAACAAAAAGCAGCTGTACAGTACAAATTTAAAGATACAACAGCAGGTTAATCAACAAGGCCAGTTAATTACTGGTCTTTTATTTTTAAATTTTTAAAGGGGGAAAAGAATAATGCAATTGGAAATTAAAGGTAAAACTCATAACATCAAATTTGGCACACGATTTGTTGCTGAAATGGATAAGAATCACATTGCAGAACGTGAAGGGATGAAGTTTGGCGCTGGTTTGCAATCAACTGTTCCGTTTTTGTTTGAGCGTAACGTTGTGACACTTGCTGAGATTATCTATACAGGGACAATCACAGAGTCACCACGACCAAGCTTAAATGATATTTACGACTACATCGATGAGGCTGAAGATATTGAGAAGCTTTTCGATGATGTTTTAGATGAGTTGCGCCAATCTAACGCGTCAAAGTTGTTTATCACCAAACTGGACAAAAACATAGCGGAGATGGCAACCGAAGCTTAAAGAGTTCAACCAAAAATTATTCTTCACAAGAAAGCTTTGAGATGATTGTCCTTAATTGTGTTAGATATCTTGGCATGACTGACATTAATGAGATTGGTCGGTTGACTTTGTATGAATATGATTTATTGATGATAGGTAAAGCGCTAGCCTCTGTAGACGAGGCATATAAAGCTCACAAGCAAGCTTGGATAAATCACCAGGTCTCAGCTACGAGGCTGGTCGGTGGTGGTAAAAACAAAAGAGAAGTTCCTGTTTATAAAACATTCAAGGAATTTTTTGATTATGAAACAGAAATCAAGAAGATAACCAATGAAATTGATGAAAGCTATGACAAGAAAGCAATGGATTTACTTTTAAAAGCCAACCTTTAAATAGAAAGGAAGTTAAATGGGAGAATCTTATTCAGTTGAAGCGGTGTTGACAGCGGTTGATAAAACCTTTGGTAAGACTTTAAAATCAGCAGTTCAATCAATTGAAGGACTAGAAAAGCGTTCAAAAGGCTTCTCGGCGGTGTCTCAAAAGGCTGGGTCTATGTTTAAAAGCATGCTTGGAGCTAACTTAGCAGGTCAAGCTATTACAGCGCTAGGACGTACAGTTTCATCTGGACTTATTTCGATGATCGGCGAAATGAATAGCTCAGCAAAAGCGTGGAAAACTTTCGATGCCAATTTAGCAGATATCGGATTTGGCAAACAGCAAATTCTTGAAGCTAAAACAGCTATGCAAGATTACGCTACTAAAACAATCTACTCAGCATCAGATATGGCCAGCACATATGCACAGTTAGCTGCTGTTGGGGTAAAGGATACTGGGAAACTCGTAAAAGCTTTTGGTGGTTTGGCTGCATCTGCTGAAAATCCAAAACAAGCTATGAAGTCAATCAGTCAGCAGATGACACAAGCTGTGGGAAGACCTACAGTAGCGTGGCAAGATTTCAGAATAATGCTCGAGCAAGCTCCAGCTGGTATGGCTAAAGTGGCCAAAGCTATGGGCAAAAACCTTAATGAACTTGTAGCCGACATTCAGGCTGGTAGAGTAAAAACTAAAGACTTCCTAGAAGCAGTAAAACAAGCTGGTAACGACAAAAGCTTCCAGAAGATGGCGACTGAATTCAAAACTGTGGACCAAGCCATTGATGGCATGCGTGAAGGTTTATCCAATAAATTGCAACCAGCTTTTGAAAAAGTGAACCAATTTGGAATTAGAGCGATTGAAGCAATCGGGAAACAACTCGATAAAATCAATTTTTCCAAATTTGCTGCAGGCCTTGGTAAATTTCTCGAGGGCGTGAACATTGATAGTATTATTTCAAGAATATCAACATCAATTTCATCTATCGTTTCTAAAATAAAAGGATTCTGGGACGGATTTAATCAAACTGGAGCAATCAGCGCTTTTTCCGGTGCTTTACAAAGTGTTTGGGGAGCGTTAAAAAATACTGCTAAAGCCATGAGTGGAGGAAGCTGGAAGACCTTCGGGTCAATCATTGGCGAAATTGTTAAACATGTTTCTAATTTCGCAAGAGTGATTGGAGATGTCGTTGGCAAGATGGATCCGAGTAGACTAAAAAGCTGGATAGCTACTCTTGCAGCTGTTGGTGGTGGATTGAAAATCTTTGAGAAATTAACAGGTCAAAGTGTTATTGGATCTTTTTTAGACAAAATCGGCTCAAAATTCAAAATATTTGGAAATAAAGCCAAAGAAGGGACAGAACAAGCCTTTAACGGAGTCAAAAGAAGTGGTGGCATTATCAGTAAAATCTTTAACGGTTTGGGTAATATCGTTAAGTCTGCCGGTACAGCGATAGCGACTGCTGCAAAAGGTATCGCAACTGGTTTTTCTATCGCGTTTAAGGGGCTTGGGTCTGCCATTTCTATGGTACCGCCAGCTACATGGCTAGCTTTAGGAGCAGCTATTTTAGCGGTAGGAGCGGCTTTTGCCTTGGCAGGAACTCAAGCTGATGGCATTAGTCAAATTTTTAAAACTGTTGGCGATGTCGTTGTACAAGTTTTACAACAGGTCACTAACAGTCTAGCTACTCTAATTCCTATTATTGTAAGCGCTATTGGCTCCATATTACCAATTGTAGCAGGGGCTATTTCTCAAGTCGTCGCAGCAGTTGCTGGCGGATTATCTCAGATTATTACAGCTGTTGCTAATGGTGTATCAACTATTATTGGGGCTTTCACAGGTCTACTTGGTGGTGTTTCTAGCGTCATTACCTCAATTAGTGGTGTTATCCAATCGCTGGCAGGTGTAATTACCTCAGTATTTAATGGCATAGCAACCATTATTTCGTCTGTAGGGTCTGCAATTAAAGATGTATTAACGGGTCTCGGCAGTGCTTTTAAAGGATTCGGCAACGGTGTAAAATCAGCCTTAGAAGGCGTTGGGACAGTAATCAAATCATTTGGTAGTGCAGTCAGAAATGTCCTTGATGGTGTTGCGCATATTTTCGATTCTATGGGTAATGCAGCTCTTAATGCTGGTCGTGGCGTCAAAGAAATGGCTAAAGGCATCAAGATGCTTGTAGATTTATCGCTTGCTGATTTAGTCGCAACGCTTGGAGCAGTCGCGACAGGTCTTGGGAATATGGCTGGCTCTGCCGGTCAGATGACTACGTTAAGTTCTGCCATGAGCGAAGTAGCCAATGGTATGGCGCGTCTAGGAACAAGCGCTACGATAGCAATTACTGGATTAACAGTTTTTGCTACTACTATAACAACTATTCAGACCGCAATTGCAACTCTACCAACAATCCTAACTGCAGCCGCTAGTGGTTTTAGGGAGATCGGGGATTCGGCAACTGCAGCAGTTGGTCGAATCCAGACTTTTGCAGCTGGTACAACTGTTGTTGCATCAGCGTTTGCTAGTATGCAATCTATGATTCGATCTGCCATGGCTGCAATAGTAAGCAGCATTATAACATCATTTAACCAAGCTGCCTCTCAAATACAATCAATTTTATCTCGGGTGCTATCTCAAGCTAGGACATTTGGATCTCAACTAGAGCAACAAATGAGGCAATCGGGACAGCGTTCAGGACAAAATCTTGCTCAGGGGTTGTCTTCTCAACAAGGTGCTGTTATTAATGCTGTTTCTAGCATGGTTAATGCCGCGGTATCAAGAGCAAATGCAGGTGCTAGTCCTATGCGTCAAGCTGGAGCGTACATCGGACAAGGGCTTGCGCAAGGTATGTATTCAGCGCTAGGAGCTGTAACAGCAGCAGCAAACGCTCTTGTAGCACAAGCTGAGAGGGCAGCAAGAGCTAAGGCGATGATTCACTCGCCATCTAGGTTATTTGCAAAACGAGTTGGTCAATATATCCCTCAAGGGGTAGCCATGGGGATATATAAAAACGCTGATGTCGTTGATGATTCTGTAGGTGAGCTATTTGATAGTATCAATAGCTTTGATTTTAATATTGCGGATAGATTGACAAGTATTGGCGCTAGATTCCAAGGTGTTGTCAAATCAGAAAGTTCGCAATCGTTGTCGCAGCAACAAGAGTTTGTACATACAGCTCAACCAGCGTATGTAAACTTTAGTTTAGGCGGAAACGAATACGAAGCATTTGTAAGTGACATCACTAATCGACAAGCAAAAATTGAAAAAATCAGACTAAAGAGAAGCAGCTGGTAGTTGTTTCTCTTAGTTTTATGAAAGGAGTAAAATGTACGAATTTAACGATACTATCAGAGGGACTCCGAAAGTTACTTTCAATTTAAAAACAACAATTGGCGAAAAGGTATTAGAAGAAGAGCTCAATAATGATTTAGGTACCTTTAGGACATTGACCGTTTCTGGTCGTGATATGGTGGACTTAGAACACCAGACAACAAGTGTTTTAGGGCGAGATGGCGAGTATTTCCACAATGCCACAGTTGAAGTCAGAAAACTAGAAATAAAAGCTAAAATTACTGGAAAAGATAACCGGTCAATGCGTTTGCAATATGAAAAATTAAACAGATTAATTGTTAGTCATAATCAAGTTTTTTTATCATTTTCAGACGAGCCGGACAGAAATTATCTAGGCATCTTTAAATCTAAAGATATACCAGAAGAAGTTTCTAACGAACAAATCATTGGCTTGGTTTTCATCTGTTATGATCCATTTAAAATGTCAGATATAAAAACCAAAAAAGGTAATACTGTTCAAAATGATGGCCTATTTAATACAAAACCTATCATAACTCTCAACCTCTCATCATCAACAAAAGAAATTAGGCTGCTACACGTCGAAAGTCAAAAGTATATCAGATTAACTGGTACTTATACTACTGACGAAATCAAGATTGATATGACAACAGGTAAGATTACCCAGAACGGCCGTAATATTCTTAGTGATTTAGACATGGTTAACAGTCGCTATTTTGATCTATTACCTGGTAAAAACACTTTGCAGTGTGATAATGCAACGATTACAGCTGATTTCAGGGAGGTTTATCTATGATTTATCTCTTTGATAAGCTGGAGCAATTAGTTGCTACTGTTGGTACTGATGACTTGCTCTCATGGCATTTTAAGGTCAAAAATAATGATTGGGATCAAGCTAGTTTTGAGGTACCTGTTGATTATGACATTGAGCCTTTTGTTTACTTTGGTTTTTTTAACTATGATCCAAGCCAAAAAGAGGACGTTTTTAAACTCTTTAAAGTCATTGATTACAACCTAGAAGATAGCAAGTATTATAAAGGCTTAGATAAGGCTGAGAGTGACCTTGATACTATTGCTATTATCAAAGACAAGCGCTTTAGACAATCGTCCGCAGATGCTTGTATTGATGGAGCTTTAGAGGGCACTGGTTATCAAGTTGGTAAAGTTGAGTGCATTTCCGAGATCAGGACCCTTAGCTATTATTACATCAGCCCACGAGCTGCCATGATCAAGATGATAGAAGCTTTTAACTGCGAATTTAATGTCAGATACACCTTTGTTAATAACAAAATTACTAGTCGCTATATCGACCTTAAAAAGCGATTTGGCAAGCCAACAGGAAAGCAGTTTGAGCATGGGAATAACTTATTAAAAGTCGTCTATGAGGAATCAACAGATGACATCGTGACTTGTCTGATTGGCCGAGGCAAGGGCGAGGAAATCCAATATGATGAACCAGAGGCAAAGGAAGTTGAAGGACACTTACCAGAGGCAGAAAAGCGTCAAGGTTATGGCCGAAGAATTGAATTTAGCGATGTTGTCTGGTCAGTCGAAAAAGGCGACTCGATAGACAAACCAGCTGGTCAAAACTTTGTGGCGCTAGATAGTGCCAGAGAAGAATACGGATTGTCTCAAAATGGCGAGCTAAAACACCGATGGGGGGTCTTTGTCAACGAGGAAATTGAGGACAAGGCGGAACTCTTAAAAGCCACATGGGATCAATTGCAGCGCTTATCAATACCCATCAGAATTTACAAGGCGGAAATCTTAGATATTGGCCCCGAAACGTGGAAAGGTGACTCAGTAGCCATTATCTACGATGAGGTAAAAATAGCTTTTGAAACTCGTGTTGATGAGATTGATATTGATAAGCTAAACTTTAACAGGTCGGTAGTAACTCTCGGTGATTATAGCGTTGTCCAAAACCGCGAAGCAAGGTCACGCAAGGAAGCTGTCCAAAACATGATCAATGATAGCATAGAAAACATCACCGGCCTTGGCATGAACTTACAAGAATTTTTTCAAGGTATTGAGGAAAAAATTGCCACTGGCAAAAAAGAGATGGAAGACAATTGGCGTAAGGTTAACCTTGAATTTGATAACTTTAAAAAATTAATCGAACAAGAGGGACGTAACTTTAGAGAGCGTTTAGAAGCTGAAACAAAGGAACTAGATGAACGCAACCAAAAAGAACTCGATGAATTTCGCGAAACCCTCAAAAATCTGTCGCTGCCCGAGGAAGCCATTAAAAAAATAACCGAGGCCATCAAAGTTGATGATATCCCATCGCTAAAACAAAGTTTTGACGAGCTCAAAAACGAAGTCAGCAAGAACAGCGAAAAATCTCGCTTAAATGCTGAAATCATCGGCACGAACGGTAAGACCCGCTATAACAAAAATCTCTTGGTTGGTGAACCTAATCGCACCAAGACCTATGATCAGGATTTTGTGGAGATAGAAGCAAATGACGGTGGTTTTAGACGCGGTGAGACATACACGATTAGCTTTAGTCAGACATGTGAGTTGCTAAAAAAAGTGGCTATCACGCTGACGCAGCCGCATAACAAAGGTCTCAAGCTGGTGCTGACACCAACCAAGGCTAAGATGGAGGCGCAGACCTTTGACCTAACCAAGGACATAGAGGTTATCAGCGTCTATCCTTTGAGCTACAGAGCTGTTTTAACAGGTGACTGGTATAAATCTAAGCAGATGGATTTTAATGCGGCAGAAGTGCAGGATTTAGCTCTGGAGATGTCTTATAGAGACGTTGTCGATAGCAATAATGCTAGTTTGATTTTGGATTGGTCCCCAAATCCAGATGTTATTTTTGATGGAAATGGAGGTAGTTAATGTCAGAGACTATATCAGCTATAGTTGTGCATAAAAGCATGACAAAAAACGAGTGGGAGTCTAGTGACATCATTTTGCCACAAGGCCAGCTCGTCTATGAGTCTGACACAGGCCATAGTAAATTTGGCGACGGTAAAAATAGATATGCAGATTTGATCTATCAAGGTGGACCACCTGGGGCACAAGGTCCCCAAGGGCCAGCTGGCGAAACCGGTCCACAAGGCCCACCAGGCCCTACTGGTCAACGTGGGGAAACAGGCCCACAGGGTCCACCTGGGCCACAAGGGCCGCCAGGAGCGGACGGTAAAATGACGTTTGAGCAGCTCACACCAGAGCAAAAACAGCAGCTTAAAGGTGCTGGCATACAAAGCATATCATTGGATTATGAGGGCTATTTGACAATACAGCTAGATAATGGCCAATCGTTTAGATCAGATATTAGCTTAAAAGGTCCTCAAGGAGAGCCGGGGATCAATGGTATGGACGGTCCAAGAGGCGCAACGGGTCCCCAAGGACCAGCTGGTGATCCGGCGAGCATACCTGACGATGTTGTCAGACGTGGTGAGTTAGCTGCATATTTGCTTAAATCAGAGTATAAAGCCAAAGGCGCAGGCTCTGGGCTAAGCTACAAAGTTGTCACTCAATCAGAGTATGATGATCTGTATGATTACAGCGACAATGAGTTGATACTCGTGACGGAGGGTTGACATGGCATATAAGCTTTACACTAAAGCTGATGTTGGTGACAACATGTTGCTTGTTGTTGGCCATTTGCCTGACAATACAAAGCGATTAAAAATCCAGCGTGAGACGTTAGATGTATTGAGTATTACCCACTATAGCTCTTATGATATGGTACAACTCAAGTCGACAGTCAAAAGATCCCACAGCAAAAATACAGTTGTTACTCTTGTAGCTGCAGCTGCTAGCAAGCCCAAAGCTAAGCCAAAGCACGTTTTAAACTTTGCTAAGGCTAATAAGGTCTATCTAGGCAGCACTCGTGTAATAGCGGTTTATCTGGGTGATCGACTGCTCTGGTCCGACAAAGACAGCAGCGGGAACAAAACTGTCTCTGTTGTGGGGAGTCTTGATATCAGACAATCACAAAAAATGCTGTATTTGTACTTAATAGCGTCAGACATTGCAGATGTCAAAAGCAAGCGCATTAAATCGATAGCGATAAATGGCGTTAACCTGTCAAGCGCTGCACAAATCAATTTTGAGGATAGCGACTATTATTGTCTAGTGACAATCGAGCGAGTTGCTAACATCAAAGAGATCAAAAATATAGCGCAAAAAAACAAAATCACGCTAGAGTTTTAGGAGGTAACAATTGAGCAGAGACCCAACAATTGTAATAGACGAGACAAACCTCGTTATTGGCACAGATGGCCGCATGCATTACACGTTTACTGCTAGTCAAGACAACCAAAAGGTCAGGCTAAAAAGCAACTGTTTAGGCACAGCGCATTTTAACCAGCTGATGATTGAGCGAGGAGACCAAGCGACGGACTACGTTGCGCCCGTTGTTGTTGAGGGTACAGGACAGGCAACAGGCGTCTTTAAAAGTCTCGAGGAGATGCTTAGTGGCCTAAAGTCAATTAAACTGGAGCTAACAGATACCAAAAACTCAAATCTGTGGTCAAAAATCAAATTGACGACAAATGGGCTTTTGCGTGAGTATCATCATGATCATATCTCGACCGAGATTGTCGAGACAGCAGCTGGTATTGCCAAACGGATTGTCGATGATACTGGCCAAAAGCTGGCACTAATCAATGAGACTATCAAAGGTGTTAAGCGTGAGTATCAAGACGCAGATAGACAGCTATCCGCGAGCTATCAAGCAAGTATCGATGGCCTCAAAGCCCAGCTGGCCAACGACAAAATTGGCCTACAAGCTGAGATTAAGCTGTCCGCCCAAGGCTTGTCGCAAAAATACGACGATGAGCTGCGCAAGCTATCTGCCAAGATTACAACGACATCTAGTGGTACTACGGAAGCCTACGAAAACAAACTCGAGGGCTTACGGGCTGAGTTTACTCGTAGCAACCAAGGCATGCGGACAGAGCTTGAGTCGCAAATCAGCGGCCTAAAAGCAGTACAGCAATCAACTGCAAAACAAATCTCACAAGAGATCAAGGATAGGGCAGGGGCTGTTAGTCGTGTGCAACAGGATCTAGATAGTTACCAAAGACGCTTGCAAGACGCAGAGGATAATTACAGTAGCTTAACCCAGACCGTTAAAGGCCTGCAGTCAACTGTTAGCGATCCCAAAGGCAAAATCCAGTCACGATTTACACAGCTGCAAGGTCAAATTGAGCATCGTGTGACTAGAGATGGGGTTATGAGTATCATCAACGAGTCAGGCGATAGCATTAAGCTAGCGATCCAAAAGGCTGGTGGGATTGATGCTAAGATGAGCGCTAAAGAGATTATCTCAGCGATTAATCTTAATGGTTATGGCGTCAGAATCTCCGGTGAGCGTATTGCGCTGGACGGTAATACGACCGTTAACGGGGCTTTTGGAGCTAAACTTGGTGAGTTTATCAAGCTCAAAGCCGATCAAATTATTGGTGGTTCGATTGACGCTGCTAAGATTAGAGTGATCAATCTTAACGCTAGCAGCATTGTCGGCTTAGATGCTAACTTTATCAGGGCTAAAATCGAACATACGATTACAAGTTTGCTTGAGGGTAAAGTTATCAGAGCTCGCAACGGAGCGATGATGATTGACTTGTTAAACTCTAAAATTGACTTTAACAGCAACGCTACCATTAACTTTAATAACAAGGACAATGCGCTTGTACGTAAAGACGGTACCCACACAGCCTTTGTGCATTTTAGCAATGCCACGCCAAAAAATTATACAGGTAGTGCGCTTTACGCCTCGATCGGGATAACCTCGTCAGGTGACGGGATTAACAGCGCGTCGAGCGGTCGTTTTTGCGGTGCTAGGTTTTTTAGGTACGCACGAGGTTACGAGCACACAGCGCTTGTCGATCAGGCCGAAATTTACGGTGATGATATTGTCTTTAGCGACGATTTTAACATCGATCGTGGCTTTAAGATGCGGCCTAGCCTAATGCCAAAAATGGTCGATCTCAATAAGATGTACCAGGCCATTTTAGCTCTTGGCCGCTGCTGGCTACACGCTAATAATACAGCGTGGACCTTTAACTCAGACACTACCAGCGCAATTATCAGAGAGTATAACTCTTACATCAACGGATTATAGGAGACAACATGGATTTAACAGTACAAAACAAAGACTTAAATACGCTCTATAGCGTACTAGACAAAATTAAGGTTACTAACATGAGAGTTAATCGCGGCCGCGCTAAGCTGCTTTCTAAAGTCGAGGCTAAGCTCAGAGAGTATGCTAAGGACGAGGTTGATATTATCGATCAATACGCTGCTAAAAACGACAAAGGCAAGTGGATTGTCGATGACAAAGGCAACGCTAAATTAGCTGATGTCACAAAAGTAACTGAGCTTAACGACTTTTTAGACGAGTTAGCCAACGAGCCTATTGTCATCAAAGGCCATGAGTACTCTAAGCGATTTATCGACTTTTTGGAGTATCTGGCCGAGGCCGAAGATGAGTTTACGGGGGCCGAAATTGTACTGATTGACAGCATTTTGGAACAATACGAAGCAAGTAAAAAAGGAGAATAATTATGGCTAGAAATTGGAAAATCGTCGGCAAATATCCACAACCAAACGCGCTAGGGGTTATTGAGGGTACACATGTCATCATCACAGGTGATGACGGTGCATCTATCCCGCAAACGATAAAAAAAGATCTGTCATCTACAAATGACCTCGACGTTATTAAAATGGTCCTCGACGAATTTAAAAAATCAGAGTATGTCGAAATTGCTATGGGCGAGGCAGTCCAAAAAGTTGATGACTTGGAAAAGTTGTGTCAAGATACTGCTAAGACAGCAACAACTGCACAAACAGCTGCTGGTTTGGCCAGGGCAGTTGCAGAGCGCACACAAAAGATGATTAACTTGCAAACTATCCACGTTTTGACAAGTGGTGGCAAGATTGAGCCTGATATCTATAAAGGCATGCTTGAGCTTATTGAGCCAGCTAAAAAAGGTCAGTATCAAGAGCATGATGTCTTTACTGTTGTAGATGAGTCTCATGAGGACTTGGCCGGCGAGGGTAAACTTGTCTTTGTGTATGTTAACGAGGCCTTTGAGTACGACAAGCAAACCCTCAAAGATCTGGAATCAGAGGATAAAGTCACAGTTATCAAGTACGCTGATTTGGTTAAAGGCAAATAGTGAGGTGATTAGATGATAGATTTTGTGCAAATAGGCACTTTTTGTGGCGCTGCTCTGTCTATCTTTGGTGTTTGGGGATTTATCGTCAATCCTTTTAAAAAAGCGCTGGAGGCTAACGAGCTAGCCATGGCCCAACTCAAAGACTCGATCAAGGAGCTAGCCTACGAGCTAAAAAATCTTGATCGTGATGGAGAGATAACCAAAAAGATTATCGATCGGCATGAGGAGCGTTTAGGACGTGTAGAGGACGACATTATTGTCAATAAAGAGCAAATCAAAACATTATTTAAAAAAGGAGACTAAAAATGGATAAATGGTTTAAAAAAGTAGCAATCAAAACAATTAAGACAATGGCCCAAACCGCTGTAGGGGTTATTGGATCAAGCGCATTGATTACTGACGTCAACTGGCAGGTGGTGGCCTCAACAGTTATTATGTCAGGTATTGTCTGCGTCTTGATGAATGTGTCTGACATCAAGGAATAGCATTATGCGAGCAATCACACGAT